CTTTTTGTACTGATCTACCCATCTGCCCTCTTGCTCGTATTTCGCCTTCGGCTATAATACCATCGAGATAGGCTGTGTTTTTTTCATATCGTTTTTCAGCTTTGATTTCTTCTAACTGCTGACGTTCATCCATTCGAGCTGATCTTTCTTGCAAAGCATTGAGACCTAACTGACTCTGGAATATAGCATTAGACTTAGCAAACATACGTTCATTTGTATCTTGCTGTTTGTTACGTATCTGTAACTGATAATTAAATTGTCTAGCATTAGAAGCATCTTTGAACCCTGCAAGTTGTCCTTCTTGCCTAGCTCTTTCTTCTATTTCTTTTACTTTAAATTCACGATCGGCAAGCATTTTCTGCTTATCCATCGCCCATTTTTCTTTGTTGTATGTGTACTGAGCTTCTGTAGCATTGTTACGCTCTTGCTGTGCAGACTTAGCTGCATTAGCTTGCTTGTTAGCTCCGTATATACCAACGGCTGCTCCAACTATGGGAGCTATAATTCCAAACGCCATTATGTCCTCCTGTAAAATCTAGGTGAGTATAAACCTTCCCACATCATAGAGTTTAGAGAGACAGGGAACGGTGAGTCGTTAAATAATCGTAGTATAAAGTTTTCTGTTTTCTGATGTATAGGTAATGTAAATACAGTCTGATCTGATATAGGTATATCGTTAGCTAGATACTGGTCAGCAATAACAACTGGATTTAAACTATACCATTCATCAAGATATATAAGTATCTTAACACCATTAGCTGGTGCAGAGTTAAATGTAATCTTAGGTACAACACCACTTGTAGTATCTACAGTAAATGCTGTAGTTACCACGTTATCTAGTTTAACTTTAATCTGGTCATCATCTACATAACTTAAATCTTCATCTATCCAGTTGTAAACTGTGGTACTACCATCACCTGTGTACTCACGTTTACCTTGACGTATACCTTTAGACTTAAGTTTAAAACCCATAACTCCTGATAAACCTACAGCAAACTTCATGCGAGCTATTGTAAGGTTAGCAGTAAAGTCACTCTGCTTCATGTCGTCATCTACCTTGTAATAAGTTCTAGGTAGTATTACATCAAAGTCATATTTATATCCAACAATTACATCACTTGCTACACTTGTCAAGTTTTTAAATGGTACTTTAAAGTATGTGTTACCACCTTCTACTACACGCTCTGGAGATATAGTAAATCCAGACTCAATAAATTGACCTGTAGCTGTAGTACCTTTAATTATAATAACAGGTGTAAGATATGTTGCATCTGTATAAGGTATAAAACATTTACTAAACTCACCTGTTGTGTCAAATGTAACAGAACTAGCTGTAGCATATAGATCTATACATGGGTTTAGTCTTTGACCATCATTATTAACAATAATAGCATCGTCAGGACTCTGACTTAGACTAGCTTTACTTAAAGTTAGTTGAGTTCCCTGCTTTGTTACAGCAAAAAATTCATCGGAATCTGTAGCTATAGTTTGTACATTACCGGGTGCAAGCCAGTTGAACCATGTTTGTAATTTTATATCATTACCTTCTGAGTATGATCTAAAGAAATATATGTATCTACTTGACTGAGCTGAGAATGCAACAAACTGGTTTTGTGCACTAGCTATCATTGTATCTACAGTAGCTGGTACCCATTCGTTTACAACTCTACCGATGTCAGCTACCTGTGGGTTTTCGTTTTCTCCACGTGTAACCATAGCAAATACACGAGTATAGCTAGGTGTTTTACTGATAAAGTTAATTGTAGTACCAGTATCAACAGGGTCAATAACTGTATCCATCTCGTAGTTTGCTATAGCTCTTATAACTGTCTTAGATGGTGTTAATATACCATCATTAGATCCCATAAGAAACTGTTGGTTAGCACTAAATAGTACTAAACCTTGAGTAGATGGTAACACACTATGAAGTGCAACCGGCTTAGTTGATGTAGCTTTTAAATCAATAGGATCAGCATCTGTAATTGTCTGTGCTGACGTGTGATACATGTTAAAAAACTGAGCAGCTTGACTCATGGATACATTATCAGCAGACAAGAATCCTAATCTGTTGTTATGAAAGAATGCCTGTTCTAACTTACCACCTACAAATGATGGGTGTGAGTTAGTGTCATCATCACCTACAGTTCTAGCAGTCCATGGTACACGTGCAAATGTAAACGCATTTGTACCTGTATTAGATAGTTCGTGAGTCATAGTTGAAGCATCTAGACCATTAGACATTCCATGACCTAATCCTTCTGCATAATATCCGGGACCTGATGTACCGTTATCTGCTACATATTTTAAAAAATAACTTTTAGTTAATGCACCACTGTTTATAATTTTAACAGTATGATTATGCACTGACTCTGTAGGTAACGAACTGAGTGTAGGTACACTGTCTTGGAATACTTCAAGCTGTGTGCCATAGATTCCAGCTGTACCTGTTAAAGTAAAGTCTGCACCAGTACGTGCTAAGTGTAATGAATCTTTAAGTTTAGTTACTGTTAAGTTAGATATACTCAAACCATCTATTCTACTTTTAAGTTCTGTTAAAACCTGATCGTATGTTGAAGTACTACCTGATGTGTATGCAGATATAGCTTGTCCAGCTACACTTATATTATATGTAGTACTAGATGATACTCCTACTATTCTGATAGTACCTTGTCTGTTTGCGTTAAATGTAGGATCAGCATTCTTAGCAACTGTAACAGTTCTGTTAGTTATGTAAGATTTAGCTTGCCTAGTTAGAACATGATAATCTGTACGTGCTCCTGTAAGGTATGCCTGTGCCCCTGTACCATACGTAATACTACATGGAGTACCTGTTATGGCATTCCATATTGCAATCGCTCCCTGAGACTGTCCTGAGGGAACTGGTGTAATACACCCTATGTATTTTTCTGTGTCATCCTTTGGTATAAAGAACCACTTTGAGTTGTCATATGTAGTGCCTGTAGCTAGATTTGCTATCCACTGAAACCCCGGTCTTTTAGTAAGACCGAAGGTTGGATCAGGGTAGCCATTGATGCACTCCTCGACTTGACCGGGAAGTTTCTTGTCATCAGATTGTCTAGATACTCCACCAAGATAGTTGTCAACTCGTTGAGTTACTGCTGGCATTATCGTTGTAAAGCGTGAAATGGTTGATAGCTTTGATAGTAGTTTTGTGATCCTTGTGGATGTCCAAACATTGTAAACTGACCTTGCTGTGTTTCGTACTCATTAGCTAAGACTCTCATCTCTTGCTCTTGTACTTTAAGTCTCGTGTACTGGTCGTCGTCTCCTACTATTCTACCAGATACAAGGGTAGCTGCTCTGGCTGTTATATAATTTTGTATGGGTTCTGGTAAATCTACCCAGTCAAACTCCCATGTTACATCACATTCAATAGGACTATACTCCCATGTATATCTGTGATTCTGTCTGTCGTATAACTTACCTTGTCTACGTACAGCATCATAAGTCATGTTCTGAGAGTTTTCAGATAACTTAAGTTGTATAACATTATTAGGTATAAGTATTTCGTTGTTATTATCTTTGTTAAATTCGTAGTGGTACTCCTTGTTAAAAGTCCATCCTTCAGATTGTACCTCTCGTGACACCTGTAACAGGGTAGCATAGGCAATCGCAACTTCCGGGTTGGTTTGGTCTAGTGTAGTTACAGGAGCCTGACCACAGGATGTGAGTATTTGATTTATAGCTGGCAACTCTTGGGTTGCATTTGTGGTTGGAAAAGGCATAATAAAAAAGGGGAGCCGAAGCTCCCGTATATAAAATAAAAATTAAGCGTTAGCTGGGTATGTTGTACCGAATGCAGCGTTACCTGTAGATCCTACAGCAGCTCCAGCGATAAGTTCAACACAAGCAGCAGGGTTTAGGAAATCTGCACCCATAGCTAGTCTACCAAGTATAACATCACCTTGATACACAACTGACACATCACCAGAAGTTACTTGGATCTGAGGTCCAATAGCTTCTACAACACCAGCGGCTTCCTTCTGGAAGATTAGTCCGCAGCTGTTAGCGAAGTCAGATGAGTTACCATAGTTACCGTTGATACCGGTTACAGAAGCTCTAGCGTCTTCTGCTGTTTCACCTACAAATGAACCTATGTTTCCGGGGCTGGTTACACCGGGGTTAGTTGCAGATGCAGAGCCGTACTTAGTACCGTATGAGCCGAAGAATGGAATGTTCATTGACTTGTAGATCTTGATGCCTGCAATTTCAATGATTCCGTTACCTGACTGAAGAGCACCACCTTGCTCGTCTCTGTTGATAAGACCGTTAGAACCTACACCTTGTATAAGTTCGTAGTACTGTCTTGGGTTAAGAACAGCAACACGTCCTTCAGAGCTTACACCTTTCTCGTCAAGAGCAGCAGCTGCATCATAGAAGGCTGCAATTAGTGAAGCTGGAACGTATGCGTCAGATGCTTGGTTGTTTGTACCAACTCTGATCTGTGTTCCGCCGGGCTCTACGAAGCCGGACTTTGATACTGGTGAAGCTTGACGTGCACCTTTCGCAATTTGACGGAAGATAAGTCTGTCGTACTTCTGAGCAAGAGCATATCCAATCTTCTTGGAGATCTCTCCTCTTAATTCGTAGTGAGCAAGTGTCTCGTCAAGTTCATAAACGAAAGCACTTGAGATTAGAAGGTCATCTATAGTGATGGTCTTCTCAGCTACTGGAGGTGCACCATCTGTGTTACCTAGTATGCTGTTGCCGGGTGTATGATACTCGGCTTTTGTGTGTCCAGTGTAGATGAACTGAAGACTCTTACCGTTTGTAAGTGTTCTCTTCATCACAAGGTCTCTAGCGATTGCATTGTGCTGGAAGCCTTTGAACATCTCTCCACTGAACAGTTTTAAATATAGTGCACGTGCGTCGTTTGCACTATTCAGTTGACCCGGGCGTGTAAGAGCCGTGGTCAACGTACTATTCTGTTGAGCCATTGATATGGATTAGTAAAGATTTATATTGCTTAGTACTAATTTTTTTCTCGAGATTTTTTTCGTGGTCTATCCCACCGTCTAGACGGCATGAGGTATCCGGCGTACCGGGCAAATGCCAATGGCAGGGGAGTCCGACTCTGAGGTGCTCCCCGGCTGTTTAGTAAGAAGGAGTCTCTAGTTGAGCATCTTCTTTCTTTTCTTCAGTTTTGTTTTCTGGTTCTGGAGCAGGGTATGTCTCAGGTGTTAACCTTGTGATTGCTGCTCTCATAACCGAGCT